AGAGGGCAAGTCACGACGAGAGTTTTTTAAGAGATACCCACCTAAGACAGTATATGTATCCAGCTCACGTCTGATATGTGCTAAGAACGGAGACTTTGAAACTGTTACATCTAGTGCCGTAGCTTATGCGTGGTATGTGTGGGTAAAAGGATATAATGGAGAAACAATAATACGCTGGATAAATTAAGGAGGTAATATGGACGCTAAACAACATTCAAATATAAACATTGAAACACAGAAGCTTACACGTACACAGGTTTTAGAGCAGGCACGTATTTGCGTATGCGGAGAACGTGAAACAGATTACGGCTCTCCTGAGGACAGTTTTACAATTATTGCTGATCTTTGGAGCGCGTATATGGGGCACAGCTATACAGCGAAAGACGTTGCTATGATGATGGCGTTATTAAAGGTTGCAAGAATTAAAGCCGGCAATACGCCTGATTCATTTATTGATCTTGCCGGCTATGCTGCTTGTGCCGGAGAAATCGCAACAAGGAAATAGTGCACATAAGGAGGAACAAATAAAATGGGATTTTTAGATACTTTCACACCTGAAGATCGAGTACAGCTTAAAGTGACCGATCTCTTTACTCTTATGAAAGTTGCAGCAAAGTCTGAGCTTTTCATGAACGCCGCCATAAATCACGTACCATATGAGCACATAATAGCGATTATGACCGGCAAATGCGACAAATTAAGAGCCTATGAAGAAACGGGCTTATCAGCTGATGAACTCACAAAAATTGATAAAGAGTATCAAAGTATGTGTGCTCAGGTTGCGGCTCTCAAAAAGGAAAATGAAAAGCTGGGTAAGAAACTGCTCAACGCTCAGACGCCGATTGTGCCTTTGCCTGAGCCTCAAACAGAGGCAGAATCAAACGAGGCTTTACGCATCAAGGATTTTATATCTGAGGTTGGTAACAATGCAAAAGAACATGGTTTTAGAACAGTCAACACTACCCCTAGCGACTTTGTGGCTCTCATTCATAGTGAGGTGTCAGAGGTTTTAGAGGAATTTCGCAAGGGCAAAGAGGCAACAGAAACCTACTACCGAGAGGATGGTAAGCCTGAGGGAGTACCATCTGAGCTTGCAGATATTGTTATACGTTGCTTTGATATGGCAGACTACTATGGCATTGACTTAGAGGCTGCTATCCTGGAAAAGCACACATTTAATAAATCAAGACCATATTTACATGGTAAAAAATTTTAAGGAGGATAGTTATGGCAAAAGTAACAAATATTCAGGGTAACAAGAAAAAGGGAACTGGCGAACATGAGAATGTACGTTATGCCCGCAAGGAGCTTAATCTCCTCTTTGAAAAGTCACCTAATAAAGAGGCTCAGTCAAAATTGAATAAGGATATTTTGGATATGATCCGTCTATTTGTAAGCCAGAATAACAATGGTCAGGAAGCTCTTTACGAAATAGAGGTTATGCAACGTCTTTTATCAATGAAACCGCTCTCTCCTATTTTGGGTGTTGCTGATGAATGGGGCGAACCTGAAAAAAAGGACGGTGGCATTCTTATCTATCCAAACAAACGTTGTCCGTCAGTATTTAAGGTGACAGATAAGGACGGACGTGTGCTGGATCAGTACGACATGGACGCTCTTGTTTGCTCAGACGATGGAGGTATTACTTGGTTCACAACACCTAGATTCTTAAAAAAAGTACAGTTTCCTTACCTTGTACCTGATGCACCTGAGCGAGTTTACATCAAAGAAGTTGACGGCGCTTATCAGCTGGTAACGGATCCTGATGAGATAAGTAAAATGCGTGAGGCAGCTATCGCACGTAAAAAGATTTTGAGCGAGTAAGGATATAAAAGGAGGGCTACTATGGGACAAAGAGTAACCATTTATACAGACGGCTCTTGTCACGGCAACCCTGGACCAGGCGGCTATGCCGCCGTGGTCTTTGAAAATGGTATGACACGAGAAGTCCACGGATCCGACTTTTATACTACAAATAATCGTATGGAGCTAAAAGCTGTGATTGAAGGCTTATGCCTATTAAATGAGGCGTCAAAGGTCAAAATCATAACCGACAGTAAGTACGTTGCAAACACCATCAACAGAGGAAACCTGAGGGCGTATGCGAATACACCCAATAGGAAGAATGCTGATATGTGGCAAAAAATAGCAAAACTCTCAGAATGGCATACGCTGTCTGCAGAGTGGGTAAAGGGGCACGCAGGTAATCACTTTAACCAACGCTGTGATAACCTAGCTAATGCTGAGGCGTGCAAGGTAGCGCAAGAAAAACGCACCCGACAGATTGTATTTAGAGAGCTGCTAAAGGATATTACTATACCAGCTAAAACAATCGCAAAGATGCACAATTTAAGCCTTAACACCGTAGAAAAGTATTACAGACAGTATTTAGATAAGTACAGCGTCGGAGGTATTTAAGAATGGTTAAAAGCAAACTATATTACAATAATGAGGGGTACGCAGATCCAACAGCCGGCACTGCTCTCTCAGCTTGTGAGAAAGAACAATCAGAAAAGGAAAAAGCCATTGAGGATAAAAAGCATAGGCTCATTAAAGTATTGAAATTCATTATTGCGGAGTCCGGCTTTGATCTCATAGGCAGAATCCAACTAAAGCATAAAGAAAGCGGTAAGGAATACAGATAGACCGCTACACACAACCGCAAGAGAAATTGTCTCAGCGGTATTTTTTAAAATTATTCAGTCAATTTAATTTAACTGTTTCCGTTGACAGGCAAAATTATTTTATCTATAATGAAACTTAGTTAAATTTTATTGACTATACCCCTACTCTTGCTTTGGGGGGGGACGAAAAAGGAGTGCAATGTATGGAATTACAATTTGACAGACAGATCAATATATCCGCTGGTACAAGTCGTAAGGATATGAATTGGAAACCTCAAACGCTCTCCATTTCTGAGCTATGGGAACGCTTGCGTACACCGGCAAGAGGATCTGAAACACTTACGGAATACTTGGCATTAAAGAAAGCTCAGCAGGACGAATTAAAGGACGTCGGAGGTTTTGTCGCAGGAACACTGATTAATGGACGCCGTAAAGCATCCAACGTATCAGGACGTGACATTGTTACATTAGATTTTGATACTATCCCAGCTTACGGAACGGAGAATGTAGTACAAGCAGTTGAAAATATGGGTGTATCTTATTGCATTTACAGCACACGTAAGCATATGGAAACGAGCCCACGTTTACGTATTCTTATCCCTCTTGACCATACTGTAAATGCTGACGAATACGAGCCTATAGCAAGATTCTTAGCAGCTCAAATAGGTATTCAGATGGCAGATCCTACTACCTTTGAGCCTAGTCGCCTTATGTATTGGCCATCTTGCTCTAGTGATAGTGAATACGTTTATCGGTATAAGGATGCACCTATGGCGGTAGCCGAAAATATCCTTAACACCTATACCGATTGGCATGATTTAACGTCGTGGCCTCAGGTGCCGGGTTCAGATGTACCATATCAGAAATTAGCTGTAAGGCAGGGTGATCCTGAGGAAAAGCCGGGCGTCGTTGGTGCGTTTTGCCGCGTGTACGACATATTCAGAGCACTTGATGAGCTACTACCCGGCATCTATGAACAAGTACCAAATGATCCAAACCGGTTTACTTATTTGGGTGGATCTACTACCGGCGGTGCTGTACTTTATGACAACGGAAAGTTCTTATATTCACATCATGCGACAGATCCTTGTGGTGGAAAGCTGGTAAATGCTTTTGACCTTGTACGCTTACATAAGTTTGGAGATAGAGACGACAAAGCAAAGGAGGATACTCCTACTAACCGCTTACCATCCTACAACGCTATGTGTGAGTTTGCTATTGCGGATGCTAAGGTGTCGGCTCTCATAGCAAAGGAGCGTCACGACGAGGCTGTCAAAGACTTTGACGACATATCAGATCCAAACAATGAGGCTGACGCTATAAATTGGATGCAGAAATTGGCGGTACATCCTCAGACGGGACAGATAAAGCCAACAATTGATAATATCCTGATCATCTTAGATAACGACGAGCGCTTAAAAGGTAAATTCGCGCTTAATCAGTTTGCAGGTCGTGGCGAGGTGCTTGGTGCTCTACCATGGAGCAACGACAGACACCGCAGGCTTTGGTCCGATACCGATAGTAATGGACTGTATTGGTACTTAGAAAAGGCTTACTCTTTGACCGGACGAGGAAACATTGATGCCGCACTGGATATTCACGCAGCTACACATGCGTTTAATGACGTACAGAATTATATCGAGGGTTTGACCTGGGACGGCAAGCGCCGACTTGATACTCTCTTTATCGACTACTTAGGCGCTGAGGACTCAGACTATAACCGCGCTGTATGCCGTAAGAGCTTTACTGCAGCTGTAGCGCGTGCAATGGTTCCAGGCTGTAAGTATGACAATATGCTTATCTTATGCGGTCCTCAGGGGCTAGGCAAGTCTACACTTTTAGATAAAATGAGCCGCGGATGGTTCAACGATTCAATCCGTACCTTTGAGGGCAAGGAGGCATCCGAGCTTTTACAGGGTGTGTGGCTGGTGGAGGTTGCGGAGCTGGATGCGTTCCGGCGTACCGATGTCGCACGCATCAAACAGTTT